GTATTCGCCGTGCGGCATATCGTCGTCGTGGCAGCCATAGCCTCGTCGTAAACCTTGGTCGGCGGCTTTCCATTTACTGCCCCGGCCGTCCTTCATCCCGTTACCAGTCGAATTTCTTAGATTGTATGGGGGCGATGTGAGAACCAGATCTACCGACTGCGCCGGTAATGTTCTCATCACTTCAAGGCAATCTCCATGATGGATAAACGTATCTTCGATATCGTAGAACGGGACGTTAGTCATCAGCTAACCACATCAGCTAAGGTTGGTTTTTTTGCGTAGAGGTCTACGAACTCTTCAGCAGAAAAAACTTTCCCTAAATATTCAACATGTAAACCGCCATCCCCAGCTTGCCAAGATTTCAGGCCGTTGTTTGGGTAAGTCCGCTCCCAGTGAACGACTGGTGTTGGGTTGTCGCAATCGGCGTGCGGCTCAATACCGATGCCGAAGCCAGTTGTTTCTCTGTCGAAACCTTGTAGACCGTTCATGATGATGCGGGTGATGTAGCCGCTGTCGCTCCATCGGCTTTTGCCTTTGCGTAAGGCGTTGGCGAGGCGGGTGTGAACTTCGCTGCCTGCCCAGTGGGTGTATAAGTAGATTGATACGGTCTCGTCGTATGGTTGACGTATTTCGATTTGTGCTCTATCTCCCATTTTGGTTTCTCCTAAGTTGTTTGGTTTTTAGTTTGAGGCTTTTAGTGCTTCGATGCGGCGAGTGATCATTTTGATTTGAGCTTCTCGTCGGCGGGTTTCTTTGGTTGCGTATGCCCGCTCTTCTTTACGGCGACCGGTGTCTCCGGTGAGCTTGGCGGTAGTGGTTTCGGTTCCTGTTGCGATTCGTAGGGCTTCTTCGAGGCTGGCGATTTGGTTTGTCACGGTTGAGGTCATGTACTTACCTTACATTACTAGGGCGCCCCCTGTCAACTTAAAGTAGGAAAAAGATTATTAATTTCCGTAAGCCGACTTCAAAAGCCCTAACTCAATAGATTCTTGAGGGTGATTATGTATCCAATCATGACACCTACGGCACAGCGAAATGGTGTTCTCTGGGTCAGTGATAGAGCCGCCATGCGAACGCTGTAACGGCTCGTGTATGTCAGTCGCACGGTTAGTGCATTGTCCCGTATAGTTCCGGCCTCGCGCCCGGACAAGAGCAATCCCTAAAGTGTCTACCTCATGCTTGTAAATGACTGGGCCTGCTTCACAATATGGCCGAGCCTTCAACTCTTGCCGTACCATCTTCGATCGTTCAGCGGAAATCTTTTTACGTCTTGCAGACTGCTGGTTTAGCGGCGTGCGTTTCAAATTGCCGCCAGACCGTAAAGGTGTTTTGCGTTGTATCGGTCCGCTACGTTTCATTGTTTACTTTCTGTTGTAAATATTTCCGGCGACTTTCAAGATCAAAGTATCTTTGTACATGTGGGGATCTTTGAAGTTTCAAGAGCTTGGAAAGAATTATCTCAAGCTCTAAAAGGTCTTTCTGTGTTTCTGAAGAAATTATCTTAAATGATTCAGAAACGCCTTCTTTCAAACATGCCTCAAATAGGCGGTTGCTTATAACTTTGTGATAGACCAGATACGCCAATCCTAAATCTGAAATTCTTACGAACGGCTGCTCATTAATTTCTGCAACTTTTAGATATTTCCATTTAATGAGGTTGCGTACATTCTGATAAATGTCTAGGCCGTAATAGTCGTAAGGAGTGTCGTCGTTTATATCGTCTAAGAGCCAACTTGCACAATCAGAAATCGACTGCGCTTTGATTAAAGCGGGGTGCTTAGACTTTGAAGCTACCTTGACTAAAATGTTTAATCTAGGTTCGGTGAGTCTCGTCCCGTCCACTCTTTGCATTAGCTGCTCAACAGTCATCGTCAAGATCCACTCCTTAAGCAACTGACAAAGTTCGCGAGTCGCCGTACGCTACGTTTCATTTCCCATCTTCCTTTATAGGTTTGCTTCCGACCCAAGCATGGTAAAAATCGAAACAGTTATGGCAAGTTGGTTCTACCGGCCAATTTGTAGAGTAAGCGACAGCTTCTTCAACTGTTTCGCAAAACGTCTCAGCTACAGATATCGGGAAGTAATGTAAAGCCCCAGTTAACGTGGCATCGCACCCCTGTACATGGCATTCAGCCCCGTCTAAAGCGCCTCGAGAAACTGTAAATTCTGGAGCATCATGTGATTCGTGAGTTCTTAGACCTAAATGTTTATGCCAAAACCCGTGATGGTTATTTCCGAAGCTGCTACAAAGTGGCCCTACGTACCAGTTGTCGGCAAGATCTGAAGTCATTTCGCCAGTTACAGCAACTTCCACTTCATTCGCTAAAGCTGCTATGTGCTTCGGGAAGTAATGGTGCATCTCAACTTCAAATGAATCACAAGATGGAACGACACATTTCACGAGGCCTAAACTGTGGTGTATACGCCCAAGCGGGAACAAATAATGCGGTTCACACGGATCTAAAAAAGAACTGAGCGTTGAAAAAGTATCCCACGGGGAAGCTTTTTTGTGCTGAAAAAAACTTTCTTCATAACGTGCACTAAAAAATTTTAAAGCATCGTTACCGATTTCTCTGACTCTGTCATCACTGACTGAAATCTTCATGCTTGCAAAATGCAGTGCGTCTGTCGGAGACATACAATCATCGAGCGCCTCCATGTAACACCAAGGGCAAACGAACCAGTTCTTCCAGGTCCCGTTCATTTGTTGCTTTTTGTGCATGTACGGGATGACCACCTCAAAAATCATGTTGCCATCTGGGCCGTCGATTACATCTTGGTAGCTGCAACGTAGACAGACAGGACCGCACCAGCCAGTCTCATCTTCATCGCACACATGCCTCGGGTGTTTATTTAAGCAAACAGCATCTAGTTCTTCGTCAGTTTTTTTCTTTCTACTCATCAGGCAACTCTCCGAATAGTTCTGTTTGCCCATCCAGGTCAACAGATAATGTGACTGAAAGACTTCTCGGGTCTCCATAAGCTTCCAACCATGCGGCCATCGCCATTTTGGTTGCTTTATATTCGGTCGGATAAGCGCCTGCCATATGGTAAGTTATGCCGTCGTGCTTGTCGGGTAGCTCCGGAAAGATCCCGCCCTTAGCCCACTTGATTATCACTGGCAGCCGGGTTGCTTGATCTGGGATGTAGCAGATGTACGTTACTTTCATGATGGCTCCAAGACTTTCTTGCAGGTCCAAGGGGACCAGCCGTAAAGCTCCCAAATGTGATGAGCGAGTTCCACGTTCATTTCTAGTTCTAAGATCCTGTCCCATCGGTTGTAGAACGCCTGTTTCCAGGCTCCGTCATTGATTTGGAAGAGGCCGTGATCCCTCGTTCCGTTGCTGTTAGGTTTCGAAATGATGCCGGGCCTCATCGAAGATTCACAGAACGCAATCTTTTTGGCGTCTTCACAGTTCCAATCATAAGAACATATGACGGCTTCTATTTCTGACGGCTCAGAAACGGTTACCGCTTGGTAACGTTGCTCAACCCATTCAGGTAGCGCTGGCCCGCTGAAATATTGTCGAGTCAAATCAGGTGCAGGAAGCGTCGTTGTCAGTGCAAGGGTAGTCGTAGTTATCGGTTCACGAACCAAGGTGACCGGTCGCTCAGCGACTTCAGTCCCCGAGTTAGCGAAACAACCAGTGACGATAGCGACAGTGATAAAAGCAGTAAATAGTTTTACCATGATTTCTCGTATGCCCCTTCCCGCCATTGTTCAAACGTATCCGGTAAACAACTTTGGCAAGGCGTCCAAGTGTCTTTGGTTGTGTCTGTTTCAACCCAGCCAGAATGACATTTCTGGCATTCCGCCATGTTCTTTGCACGGTTGATACGGCGTTGGCTTGTTCTCTCGCTTTTGGCTTGCGCCATGAACTCGCTCAACGACGGGCACTTCTGACCGTTCTTGACGAAATAGTCAACAGTTCTGGAAACAACACTGTCCGGTAGTTCTTCCCACGTCTTCAGGTACGTTGTTCTCATCTGGCCGCCGTCAAATGATTTCGGGAAAGAACCGATCAGCTTGTCAAACGCTTTTTCTTTGATGCTCATACGCCCCCACGCCCAATCTGTTTACGCATTTCCCGCAGATTTGCGAGTGAGGCTTTCGCCCGATCCTCGGCTGGCGCTAACTCTTCACGGTGCCCGATCTGTTTGATGCCTGCTGTGATCGCCGCTGGCATTTCAGGCTCTTCATCTTGGCGGGTTAGTAAAGTCTCCCGCTGATTCCGTTTCGCTAGCTCCTCATACGCCCTCTGGAACACATACCGATCGTTATCTGGCCGCTCAGAACGGCAGAGAGTGTCATATCCTCCGCAGGCACGTATAGCGGCCCTTGTAAGCTCCGAGAACTCTTGAGTGCCCCCATTACGTCCGAAGCGTTGAATGCGTCCGCAAACAGCGTCCCACGCCTCGCCCGCTGTTTCTTCGTTATCACCAATGAGGGCTGCTTCACGAATCTCAGCAATCGAAGGGAAGAAATGTGACGTTCTCATAATCTTAGTTGTTGCGTGCAATAAAGCTTCAGCGGGTAAATCTTCCAGGTTCTCGATATACGTATCGACTTGATCATTAGCGAGATCCCTGTTAAATGCCACCGATAATTTCCCTATAGCAGCTAGAAGCATTTGGCGTTGATATTGATCAGTCATTAAACAATCCTTCCGCTTGAGCGAGTTCTTTCAAATAATTTATAGTGTCTGATGATTTCGATTTCTTAGCCGCACGGTGAACTATTTCATCTTCCCAGCGTTTATTAAGAAGCCAACCGCTAGCAAGTTTCACATACGCAGGGTCTCGGGCTGCCTTGTATTCTTTCGCCTTGGCGATAACCATCTCAGCCATCGCCAAGTCTTTGATTTGTTTTTTCCATTGACCGATGGCTTTCTGTTTGTCTTGCTTGAAGCTGTACGCTTCCCAGAACTCTTCAAACATGCTTGCGACGGTTTCTTTGTCGTTGTCGATGATTGCTATTTCTTCGCTGGTAACCGCAGGAAAAAACTCATTTGAACATGTGTTTTCTAGTTCTATTGGTTCTAGTTCTAAATGGTTATAGTTATGGGCTTCACTCACGTTGCTACCCGTAGCAACATCAGCGTTCCACGTAGCCTCACTCACGTTGCTAGTAGCCTCACTCACGTTGCCACCTTT